ACCATCTATTAACAACCTAGCCGCTGCAAAGAGGGCTAAGTCTCAGGCCGCTGCTGGCCTCATGAACACATTGGGTGTTCAGTTTGAGAAGCAGAAACAGCAAACCGCCAAGAGGGAGCAGAACGAAGCCGCACTAGAAATCGCCAAGGGTCTTATAGCAGATCCAGCATTTCGAAGGCAAATGCCTGGAGTCACTGATGCTGCTGGACTAGTGAAGGTAGCAGGTGCCGAAAATGTTTTAGATTTCGGGATGAAAACCCAGCAGGCCGATCGTGTTGCACAGGAATCGGCGGTTGCCATTGATCTGACTAGAAAACAAATCGAGCAGTATGATGTAGATGCCAAACAACGAGAAGCGGATGAAGCCTCCAGTAAAGCATTTACCACATTGGCTGGTGGAATTTATAGTGACGGATTTACCCAAGAAGACCTAATGGCAGGACTTCAAGGATTAAATTCCAGTGATGCTGTTCGTGCATTGAATATATACAATGAACGAAATCCAGGTGATATGCTTGAAAAGGTGGAAATAGGTGGCCGCACTTTTGTTACTAACAGAAAGAGCGGAGCTACATTCGACTTGGGTACAGGTTCTGAACTAGATAAGGAAACTGAATCTAGGATAGCTGCGATAAATCAAATGAACATTCCTGAAGAACAAAAGCAGGAAATGATACAGCAGGCATTGAACTATGCTGCCACTCCACGAGATCGCGATGGATACCCCATTGACGGATTTGGCGGACAGCCTGCTGGTGGAGCTGCTGCTGGTGGAGGTGCTGCTGGAGTGCCAATTGCTCCAACAGAAACAGAGAATGTCCTATTCGAGCGTTTGCCAGATAACATATTCACCGAGGGTAATATGGTAGACCCAGATGTTCTAGAGGCAGAGTTGGCCAAGATGGATTTTCTTTCACCACAAGAGGCTGAGAGGATGCGTCAGCTTGCTGCACAGGAGTCTGTTAATCGCAGGAGAAAAGCGTATTTAGAGGCTACCGGAGAAAAACCTGAAGATACCAGTAGAAGCACACAGGAAATGGTTGGACAAGGCAGGGTCGCGGGAGGATCATTTGCAAATCCTTATGAGTTTCTGAAAGGGTTGATTAGTGGCCGAAATCCCACTACGAAAGCTCCCCCAGACCCACGCTTGCAATCCATTCAACAAGCTAGAGCCATTCAGGAAAGTCCAATATCTGCTCCCACTACAAGTCGTGGTACACAGGAAATCATTGGAGAAGCTAGAGCCATTCAGGGACTTCCAAGTGAAGTGCAGCTTCAGGATCGTGCGCTTAAACAGAGACAAGCTGCTTTTGATAACGCTAAAGAATTGGCTCGCCAAGAACTCGCAAAGAAACTCAGCGGTCCGGAAAGGGACAAGGTTTTAAAAGAACTGGATGATGCAAGGATTGATGAAATAATGTCCCTCAAAGGGAAGTCAGCACAAACCAAGACACAGAAAAAGGTTCGTGAAGCTTTGTTGAACATTCTTAGAGGACCTGAATTCATTAGGAAATATGGAATAGATGAGTTGCCGGGTAAACTTTTAGATCTTATACCTGACATGCGGACCAAGCGTGAACGTGAAAGACTTGAGCGTCTCGAAAAGCAGACATCCAAATAGAATAGTATGCCAAAGATAGTTGGATCATACCCCTCCCAAGAGGAACTCGATAGGAGACAACAGGCAGGTACTGGGTTACCCGGTATGCCAATGGAAACGGGTCCAGGTGCTGGCAGAATTGCTGGCAGCATGGCCGTTGATGTTCTCGGAGGCGGTGTTTCAGCCGCTGCTGGGTATGCCTTGGCTCCTGCGACATTTGGCCTATCCATCCCCGTCTTGGCGATCGGTGGAGGGATGGCTTCCAGTTATGCCGCCCAGAAGATAGAGGGTGATGGGTTTTCCGTTGGACGTATGATTGCGTCTGGACTACTCAACCTAATACCTGGTGCAGGTAAACTAGCTGCTACTACCACAGGCAAGATAGCGGGTCGTGAGCTTGGCAGATTTGCCCGTAAGGAAGCAATCCGAGGTGGTAGTATAGCCATGGGTGAAAAGGCGGTACAGACGGCCATAGACGAGCAGAGATTCCCTACGTTTGAGGAGTTTGCCGCAAGTGGAGCTATGGGTACAGTGTTCGGTGGTGCCGTAGGTACAGGTATTGGTGTGGCCGCTCAGAAGGGTTTGTTTAATAAGATAGGAGGACTCACTCCAAATCAACTAAACTCAAAACTTCAAAACCCCAAAGATGCTGAAGATATTAAGGATGGTATTATGGAACTCGGACAGCCGGACAAGACCGATGTGTTCAAGGAAACCATTGGTACTCGAAGGCAATTCTTTACTGATGGTTTGGCAGAACGTATCAATACCACCAAGCTCCCTATCAGCAACCAAGTGTATGGTGCCATTGCTCAAGATTTGACCAATGCAATGGATTCCAAAGATGCATCCTTTAAACTGGACAGATTTATTAATGCCGCATCCACCAAGCGAAACGGGGATGTTGATGAAAGAATAAGGAAAGGAATCGATGACGGTATTAAGTATGGTGATGTTCAGTCTATAAATCGATTGAAAGGAACTCTGTTTGACAATGCTGAGGGTAGCGAGGCCATGGCGTTTAAGAAACGCCTAATGGATGACTACAATGAACTGGATAGTCAGTGGAAACAGAAAAATGAAGCCGAGCTTGATTCCTTAATAACACGAACCATCGAAACTGATGACGCAAATGATTTGGCTAGGGTAGCAGTAAACATCGATAAGGGAAACGTACAGCCAACTCCCTTGGTCAAGGCTGGGGCCAAGGTAGCTCGTTTCTTAATTCCGTCCAAGAAGCTTCGAGGAACCCTACTGGACCTTGGTACAAAGTTCAAACAGGGTGTACTTCCTTCCAGAAACATAGGAAGAGGATTGGCTGATGTTCTGTCGGAGATCAAACTATTGACTCGTTCATCCGACAAAATTGCATTGACCGCAGAAAGGGCTGTTAATCGAGCAGTACAAAACGCCAAACTCACTCCAATCCAACGCATGGAATATGCGAAGAACATCGATCGTTTCTTGAGCGGGGAGGCATCACTAGATGTCTTACCTCCCAAAATAAGGGAAGAGGTGGGTGAAGAACTACAGATGTATCGGGCCGAATTGGAGCGATTGCAGTATAAACTCATCTCCTATCTTGGAGGCGATATAGGTAAGGAGTTGGACAAAGATCTCAGGAACCAGGTTATCACTGTTGTTAAGAAGAGTATTGATGACAAAAACTTCGTAACTCGGTCATTTAGGTTTTATGTTGATAAGAGATATTCTCCAGGCGAAGGGCTAGAGGAGAAAGCCGTTGCCGGAGAAGCACGCAGGATAGCCAAGCAAATAGCAAAAAGGGAAAACCTTGATGCTAATGATAGTGCAGTTGTGGTAAGGGCCACAGAACAAGCAGAACAAGAGATGGCCCAAAGGAAGAAGTATAGTGCGAAGGCTATGCAGGATGACCCTGGCCTGGCCCAGAAACGTGCAGCCGATAAACAGGAAATAAAATTTCAAGCACAAGGAATATTGGAAGGCCGTGGCAATATCAGCGATGAGCTTAGGGAATATCTTGGTGAAATCACTGATCCCGGAGAAAAGATTTTTCAGACGATCAATAAGACATCTAGGCTGGTCAATGCGTTGAAAACAGACGATGCATTGAATAAGTTATTCAGAATGGATGAAGTGAGGATGGCATTAAGGCTAGATGCTAGTGATGCTACCGAAGACATCCTTACCCAAACTGCATATGGTGCAGAGGTAATGCAGGATGTTAAGGTACCCAAGGAGGTCAATGACGCACTCCGAGATATCTTTTATTCAGACACTGGATACTTGATGAATAATGCCGTGGGTCGTTTTACATTGGATCTTCTAAAGAATCTAAACGCTCTATCTAAAATATCTAAAACCATATTTAACCCGGCATCCTACGCACCCAACTTCATTGGTAACTTCTCTTCTGTCGCGGCAGCGGGAGTGAACCCATTCGTTGGTATTGGAAAAGGAATCAGGTTTGGACTGTCCGAGTTTGATGGGATAAGAAAAGCCGTACTCGGAAAAGGGGAAAAGGGTAAGGCCAACCTCAAGAGGTTGATTCGCTTTCAGGAACTTGGAGGCGGTAGTGCTAACGTAATGACCAGCGAAATTAGGAAAGCTGGTCAGCGTGGATTACTTGGAGATGCTGTACAAACCATAGCGGATCCATTCAGCAAGGTGTATAACATTGGTGATACCACCATGCGTTACGTTGCATGGGAAGGAACCCAGAAGCAGTTGAAGAAAGCCATACCTGAATTAGCCAATGAGAAAAACAGGGAAAAGCTAGAGGTAGCTGCTATGCGTATGGTACGCAACACCTTCCAAGACTATGATAAGGTGCCAGAGGTGTTAAAGAAACTTTCTCAGATAGGTGTTACCAGTCCGTTCATAAACTTCACAGCAGAACTTATGCGTAACACCTACAACCAAGGCAGGTACGCAGTGATGATGATGAAAAACCCAACCAAGCTCCTAGCTGAACTAGGTCTTGATGGAGTGAAGATCGATGATAAGTCGGTTAGTCGCTTGAGAAAACTGGGAATGAAAAGAGCTGTTGCATTTACCGGAGTTATGGCGGGTGCGGGAACAGCGGTGGAGATGGTTGGCAGCAAGGCTAAGGATTTGTTTGGAGACAAATACAAGAACCTGTCCGATGAAGAGAAGCTGGCACTTAACGAGACAGTGGCTAGAAGCTGGCACAGAGGTAAGCGACTCCTTTACGTTCCGAATGCGGATGGCAAGACGGGTAAGTATTTAGACACAGAATACATAGTTCCACAAACCCTGATGACATCTGCTTTTGTTTCAGGATTTAAAGATGATCCATTGGAGGTGTTACCAAAACTTTTAAAAGAAAACTTCTTGGGCGAAGGTACATTCCTTTTGCAAGCAGCCAGCAACCTGTATGGAAAGGATGCTAATGGCCGTGACATTAGTGTGGATCCCGGTATGGTTAATAGATACATGGACAACATCGGGGCGTTTATAAAAGTTGCCTTCGAACCTGGTGCGGTACGAGAACTCGAGAAGTGGAATAAAACCATACGAGGATCTGAGAACGCTCTAGGAACAATGGCTATGATAAATAGATTGATGGGTGTCCGTTGGGAGGAATACGACATCGAGCGTGATGCCGCCCGGCGACTAGCCCCAGATGCTACGGCTATCAATAACGCAAAGGGATTGCTTGGTACGAGCCGGAAGTATGACATCAAGGAGGAATACGATCGGAACTACGTCAAACTCAACCAAGACCGCGAAGGCGTCCTAAAGAAGATTACGGGCCACTATAACAATTTGAAGGTGTTGGGATTGGATGGGGAGCAAGCTCTCAATGTCCTAGATAAGACAGCCCTATCGACCAACGATAAGTTTGAATCTATCACAGGCTACTACAGCCCGATGCCATACGAAGAACCTGTCACCAAGACAGAGGTGTATGAATCCCTCGGGGATACCCCAGAACAACGTCTAAGAGCCATACAGGCTATGCGTGGACAGGTGGATCCAAGGGAGGTTAAGAATTTACTAAGCATGCATAAGCGGATGGTAAGGAAAGCCCGCCGGGGCGAACCTACTATGCCAGCATCGCTAATGCTACTAAGAAAAATGGACAAGGAGGATCGCCTACGTCGGTTGACAGATCCCGATGGTCCATACCGTTTAAAGCGATCGAATACCCCTCTCATTCGAGAGCTACAAAGGCTAGGCATACTCGAAAGAGATATGATCCCATACTTGCCGACAGGCCAGTAAGCATCGTCAGTTAGGACAAAAAAAGGGGAACCCTGTTAAGGGTTCCCCTTGCTATAGGTGGTAAAAATTAACAAAAACCACCTATGTTTGATGATGACTAATACAAAAACAAAGAACAAAGAACATCGTGGGGATGGAAAAGTGAGAGTCAAGCTATCTCCAGCTTATTTTCGGAAAGTTCATTTATTTTTTCCTCATAATATCCTACCAACCAGCTTTTCAGCATGTTGTAGAAATCCGTGTCAAACAATCCATGGCATCTGTAGGCCGTAAAAATCTCGCCATCGAGATCAACTTCTTGCAAATGATAGGAACACCCACCCCTTTCCACCGTTATTTTCTGGCGATCTAGGGGCAATATGCTACGATTTGCTGGGCCGCCAATTAGGGGACAAATGGACCTAGATATTCCGCAATCAGATGACATCCAAAATTTGGACCACTGAGCCACTTCACCCCATTCAACCTTCATCGCCATCCTTCTGTTCTTTCAATTCAGCAGCCATCTGAGCTTTTAGCTCATCAATCTGGGATCCGGTGATGTTCTCCCATGTCTTGGCGACCTGATCCCTTGCCACCTGGTGAGCGTAGTTGATGTAGGTGTTATTAGACATGGATGCAAACACATCCAGCACAGATTGTTTGTTGAATGTGTTTTCAATTAGTCGATCTTGTAGCTGTTCGTCTGTAATGTCTTCAGATTTCATTATGTTGTTTTTGGATTTTGGTTTCAAGGAGAGCTAATGCACGCCATGCCACAGCCACATAGTCTTCTTCTAGGAGGTGACGCATCAAGCAGTCGTGATGGTCGTTAGATTTATCAAATTCCCAGTGCATGGGTTCGGACTCATCGCAGTGTTTCTCGTTTCCCATATAGGACTGGCGAGCCACCGCTGCTATGGCGTTCGGGAAGGGGGATAGCACCCCAGAGTAGATGGGCCACTTCTTACGCTCATCACTGTCCTCTGGCAGCAGCTTAATTTTGTGTTGAGGATCCGATCTTGATATCATATTCGGAGAAGAGTTCGATGTTTCCGTTCCAGTGGTACCCAATTCCTGATAGTGCTTGCTCAAACAAAGCGATCATCTCATCGATCGTCAGGTCGTCGTCTTGCATGGCCACCGAACAGTGGCCATATTTTGTTTCAATTGTGATGGAGGTCATAACTAATATTGTCTGATTCTAATTTCCCTAATGCCAAAGTCGGCCAATGCTTTGGCACATGATTGACATGCATGGTAATGTCCATAAATCCAAGCTATTGTTGGAAGTATGTCAATGTTCATCGCATTCAATTTATTAAGCATCCCTATTTCAGCGTGGATCGATTTGCAAAGATTCGGTTGATCGCCTGAACCCAGTTCCATCCTGTTGCAAATGTGTCCAGTGTTCTCGCAATGGTTGGCGGCTGTAATAAACTTTTCGCCAACGTAACATCCGGCAGCCACCGCCCTTTTGTCGCAGGTGCTTAACGGTGCCACCATCATTCTGAGATGTTCAAACTCTGTCACAATTGGTCTATTGGTTTTAGCTCCTCTTGGGTGGCAACAAACACTTTACCATGACCCAGGTCTTTCATCCGATGCGAACGCATCAGGCGATAGCCCTCCATCGCTCCGACTATGCGGTATTCTGGAAATGTCCCCACGACCAGTACATAGGCATCCACAGCATCAACATCCTTCCAGGGGACTACAATGAGCCGACCATTCGGGTATCTGGTAGATTTCACATCGACTCGCGTCCCGTCATGCAAAACAGCATCATGGGTGAGATATTCATCACAATCAATGTCAAGGTCGGGATAGACATTAGCGTATTTAGCAAAGGCAATTTCAGCAGCGACCCCTTCTAGGTCTATTTCTTCATCCGATTGCGGACCCATACGGCAATTCTGCGAACCATTCCTCAACGCATTGCGTTCGCGTTCTTTGCCTAAAAATTTGGCTAGCTTTTGTTCCGCTCTGTTTAATCTAATAATCATGAAATTTGACCTCCCGCTCAACGCTCACCTACCAAAATAAAACGCCAAGCGGAAGGGTTGCAACAACGTGTTGCTAAATTATTTTCGCATTTTTCCTATGTTCGTTCCGAACCCTACGCTCCTCCAAACTCTTCTCTTTATGGCAAGACTTGCAGACCGCCTGTAATCCATCAGCCTCGCAATAGAGGCGTTGCAATAATTCGTTCCAATCATATTCCAACCACACCTTATTATCAAATCCATCGAGTGG